AGTGCCGTATCAACCGCACCTATTACCCGATATTGATCTAGTAATGGTGTAATCTGCCTTTCTAATGTACGCATAGTTCCTTCAAGGATTCTTGTAAACTCGTCCTCTATTCTACGTACAGCAGATAAGGAGTTAAGGACAATACGGTCATCAACAGGCATTTATTTACCTCGTTTACCTTTGCCTTTCCCTTTCTTGCGTTTGGTTCCGCATGGCATTTTGACCTCCTGGCTGCTGTACTGGATTAATCTGCACAACAGGTTTATTAGCATCATTGAAAGCCTTATTCCTTGCATACTCTTCTTCAGCCTGCTCTCTGGTAAGCTCAGGATTCATCTGCATAATAAGGTCTATTTCAGTAAGTATATTGTGAGCCTGTAAAAAGTTAAATTCCTCTGCCTTTTCCTTTGTGCTTTTAGGAAAATCAAGCTCGGCAAAATCAACTATTAATTCAGCATCTTTACTTATCAGTTCAGTAGGCCTATGAGTATTCCAGATAATACGTTCTTTATCAAATGTTTCTTTCTCCCCTAAGTGATACATTGGTATCTGCATTTTCCTTGCTTCAACCTTACCCATATTAGAAATCTTAAGAGCAAATCCGCTTGAAGGTGCTGCACTCATTGTAAAGTTCTCAGGACTAATACCATAACCGGCAAGTACCGTCATAATGCGTTCTTTAATAACCTGGAACTTAGATTTAATATCTGTCTGTAAATCGAGGACCTGTACAGTGCCCTCACCGTTTCTTGTTGGATTGACAAGTGTATCGGCTGGCCCCATTGCCATCCCATCAGGTATTTTTTCTGGATTATCCGTATTAAAAACTATCTGCTTAAATGATTGATACTTCTCAAGACTGTTAAGCCATATCATTAAAATAGCAATGTTAATATTCAAATCTCTTAAATCATTGCCAGTAGTAAAATCAAGTAATTTCTCAAATGGATATTCTTTGCTGAATAATACAAATGGAAGTATAGGATCTTCACCGTCAAAATAAGGTATAGGCTTAGTATCACTTATCCATTCAGTATCACCAAGGGGCTTAATGGTATAAATAAACCCACCTTCTAGCATTTCATCATCAGGTGAATCAGTAATCATAACATCTGATTTTTTAATATCTTTCTTAACCCATAACTTAGCTTCCTTATAACTCTGTATAGGTGTTACAGGTATTCCCTCATTAGAGGATAATTTAAGTGATGGATTTCTGCTGTTAGTAGAAGGCAGATTAAATCCAAAGAAATGTTTAACAGCTACAATATCCATCCAGTCATCTTCAGCACAATAAATCTCTGCATTGTTAAAGTTGATGACATCATAATCAAGCTTTTCATTCCGGTATGTTATTTTAAGCAGCGTGTGGTTGACAAGATTAGTAAGCTGATTAATTCTTTGCATAACCATATTTTTGTTGGTATCTTTTTGGCTTAGTTCATAATTCTCATCTACAGCCTCAGTATCTACATCTGTTTCCGCTTCCTGCTCAGTAACCTCATCCTGTGGTATAACAGCTTTTCTTTCAGGAGCCTGTGTATAGACAATAGATAACTCTTTTATAACTCGTTTAAGTACATTTATCTCTTGAGTAATAAGCCACTGGTATTTATCAAAGGTGGTAATAGATACTTGGTCTTTTAATTCATCCTCTATGATGTAATACCAATTATCTTTAAATATGTCTATGAGATTTTGAACGGATTGTTTAACTGCCGTTATATTAGCAGTCTTAAATGAAGCGGTGTTAAATGAACTTGTTGTAATTGGCAAGTCTATCCCCCAAAAGGTAGACTCTGCCTATCCTAGATAATGTCATTATATTTATTATACTATATTATTGTCATTTGTCAAGTTAATTTAAAAAATCTTTTCTTAAGAATACAAGATTTAGAAATTGTTAAATATCCGCACCAATTAATATTCTTAGAATCAAAAGAATGTGAAATAGTAATATTAATTTTAGATTCTTTTACATAATGTATCCAACTTCCTGAAGACTCTGAATCATCCCATTTTATATAAATCATTTTCATTGTAATATCCTCACCTTCTGATTAGCTAATGGCGGAAACCGGCATATAGCAAAATAATAAAAAGAAGTGCCCATGTGACTAAACTCATCATGTTCCGGTTTAGGTGGTAATACTATTTTACCATCCTTATCAGTCCTGTATTGCCAGTGAAAAGCCATTTTATGAAAATGCGGTGTTTTATGCGGATTGTATCTGACATAAGGAATAATATCATTAGCCCTATCTGTCATCATTTGTACTTTGCCCCTGTAATAATTGCTGTACTCAAAGTGCCAATCTATCTGTCCTGTAAATGGATTCTTTTGCAGTTTATCTATCCAGGAGCTTAAATCTGATTGTCTACCGGACCCGGCAGGATCACAATAATGCCTGTCTATAAGATACCTTTTGCTGTCTACGACTTCTCTATAATGAGCATCGTCTTTATTGTTATTCACATACTCATCAAATACATCAATCCAATACCCAAACTCATTCTCTGTAGTAGGTCTTATTTGGTAGAATATTATAGCAGTATCGTCAGTTGTACCAAAATCCCAGGAAGTTACAGTTTCAAATCCCTCGTTATATTTAAGTTCCCAATCAATACAATTTTTCTGCCTGTCAAATCTATATACAAGCGTATCATAATCGGTTATAGGCTCTCCCAGCCAAATATGCCTGTATTTAGAGTAATTGTTTTTCTTGCAAAACTCCATCTCATCTTTAAGCGGTAAATCATTAAACCAGGGATTCTGATTATAGTTAACTGTAAGTAACCAAGTTTTAGGCCTACTTTGTGTAACGAACATTTCCTCTATCGGGTCATCTTCTCTGCCTGGGTTCCAGGTAAACCATAACTCACTGCCTTTTTTGCGTATTGTCGGTATTAGGACATCTATTGATTTTTGACTAAATGCCTGTGCCTCTTCTCCCCAGCATATATCTACATTAGCAAGTGATTTTAGACTTTGAGCTGTCATTTTAGAGAGGCCTTTAAATATAAACTCTGTACCTGTTTTTCTATGACATATCCTGTTTTTAAGTATCTCATAATCAAGCTCTTTTGCTGTAATTATATCGGCTAATGTCTGGTGGACAGAATCATCTATGGTATTTTGTATTTCCCTGGTGCATAGAATACGTGTTTTGTATCTCTCACCTATTGACAGGAGGCCTGCTCCAAAATGCTCTGTCTTCATTCCAGCCCTGCCGCCCCTGGCACACTTGTAACGGTATTTGCCTATTTCTAGAAGTGGATCGAATAGAGTACACCATTGAAAGTTAGGTGTCATCCCCATCCTTAGCAGCTACTTTTTCAAAGGTGAGGACATTTACGTTACCACCATGTTCAATTTTATCAGTAAACATAGCTTTATACTTACCAAGTAATTCTAACGCCTTTAATGCTCCACCGTCTCTGAATTGCCATTCCCCTGTAGATTCCCATTCTTTAGTTGTTTTATTATATTCCATAACAGGCTCTTTTCTCATACACCTAGTAAGAACTTCCTTAATATCACCTATTATTTCCTCAATTTCAACTAAATCATTTATCTCCTGCTTGGCTTTTAAAACCTCTAAATATTCTTTTATGCTAGGATTTGTTAGGAGTTCACTAGCTGAAGCTCTAGCAGCATTTTCATTTGAATCTGGATAAACTTCCATATAAGCCCTAGTTTGGTTAAATTTATGCTTTAAAAGAGCTTTACAAAATAATTCATGCTTATCTGTCATAAAAATAGGGAAAGGCACTATTGCCTAGGTAGTGCCAACTCCCCGGCCTCATTACTATTTTAATACATTTTTCATATAAAGTCAAGAATTCTTTGCCTCTGTGAGTTTATCAATAAGGTCATTTTTATAGGCTATTGTTTTCTTATACTGTATATCTCTATTAACGCTGCCTAAGATATTAAGTCCTACGCCTATTATTATACCAACAAATAAACATACTGCCCCTATTATTATTTCAATCATAATCTACTCCATTTCATAAGGTATTTTCCCATGTGCTGATGTTGGTTTCATCCCATAAATAGGCTTTGTGCTTATACGCTTACCGGCTAAGAACTGCTCATTAAGCCAGTTTATATCATATTCCTGCTCATTCATTCTATGGCCTTGTACGAAGTTATTTTGAACATTATATACTTTTGTCTCAGTGAAAGATAACATATAAGGTTTATCATACCAGCGGTTGCGGTTTAAGTATGATTCAAGGCTGTTTACGTTATTATAATGACCTTCATGGATAAGTGGTATTATGTCCTTACTGCGATAAATATGGCTGTCTACGCTCATAGGATAACCCCAGCAGCAATGTTGATCTTCAGCCTCTGTCCAATTCCATATCATGTGTATATCATTATAAGACAATTCTGGTGGCTTTATCTCTTTATTATTGGCTGGATAGCACCTATTGATAGTTGGATTCATTCGTAAACTCATACAAGCAACATCTACACCAACAGCAGGCTTGAATCCTATATTATCAACATCCTGCAAATACACATCATCATCCGTGTGGAAAAGAATGTAATCAGTATTTACAGTTTTTAGTATTTCTAGCAAAGTATCTTTAAATGTATTTTCATTAAAAAACTGTACTGCATTAGTATGTTCTCCGCCATACATATCATAAACTTTATCAAATCCTTCATGAAACTCTTTTGTAGTAGCAGTATATTGCACAATAACTTTTTTATCAACATGTAATTTCTCCTGTATGCTACGCAAACATAACTCTGTCTGGCAGGCTCTGTCTTTTGACCAGACTATTATTGTGAGCATTTCCATATTCTCCTTTCTGCAAATCTCTCCTCTACAATCGTACTCCCAATATGATCTATCTTCTTAAATCCAGCCTCTTGCAGGTCCCCTATGAGATGACCGTTATTCCTTATATAACCAGGACCATCACCCTCGTATTGTACCTCTATAAATGAAATGGTGCTATTATCAGCCATATATTTGAGTATCTTTTTCCTGTCATCTTCTGAAAAGTAAGGAAGTACGGCCATACAACACATAATATCAGCCTGTTTTTTATAATTATCTATAAAATATATAATGTCATCATTAAATAATAAACTAGCATTATCAGGATGTTTTTTAAAATGTTCCAGTTGCTGCATATCACTATCAACTAATCTTACTTCATAACCTTCTCTTTTAAACCTAATAGCTAAATCACCTGTCCCAGCTCCCAAATCAATAACTGTCTTAAGTCCTTTTGGAATATTCCTTTTAATATGTCTCCACTGCTGAGGCACTCTAACATTAACAGATTCAGGATATTTTGATTTATCAGCGTAATAAACCATAGTCTTATGAAGATGATACATATCCTCTTGAGGTCTTTTATCATGTAAATCCTCATCATAAAACCTTGACTCATTCCAATCTATTATTATAGGTTTATTCTGATAAACTAACACATTGGCAGTAGTTAAATCCCCATGTCGGATATTCTCTTTTTTAAGTATATCAATAATTTTCTGATAATGAGACATAAAATTTTCTGAATCTGTAACTTCTCCCTGCTTAATCTTTTTCATTTTGATAGTTCTGTCATCATATAGTTCTGGTTTAGGTGAATAACCATAATCAGATATTATTTTAAGGAAGTTCATTTCTCTTTTAACTAAATCTTCTGATTGTCTTTTATAGATATACTTTTTATCACTAAATATCTGTGAGTATAAGCTAGCGTAATCCGGTTTATCCCAATCAATCATAAAAATATCTCCCAAATAAATACTTGTGATTAGGATCTACAGTATCAATATTCACCCATGTATGATTTTCCATTCCCTTTACCCATTCATTAAAATAACTGTTAATATCCATCTTTTCAAATTCACATTGGTAAGCTAAAAGTATATTCTTAAAAACAGGTGTTAAATTAAGCAAATTATTTCTATAACCTGTCGGCATTTCACTCACTGCCCAGGTAGATATAAACATAGTCTTTTCTACTGGTATTTTAACTTTTAATAACTCTTTTATATCTGATATATAGTTACAAAATGGTATTTCTTTTAAATATTCTCTTTGTATCTCACTAAATACCGGTAAATCAAAAAGTATATACTGGCCCCTGAATCCTGCCTGATAACATACCTTAGCCATAGCACCATAACCACAACCTATTTCCATAATAAAATCAAGGTCTTTTACTGCCACTTTGTGGTACTCTTCAAACTGGCTAAGATGATAAGCACAGTGTATATAATTACCAGAAGATACAGGATATAAAGGAAATCTTTCAGGATTGCCTGTACCATTATCTATTATAGCGTCCTTCCAGCAGCTGTCCCAATTAATGTTCTTGACAAGCTGATAATATTCCTCTTCTGTTACAGATGTAGCACCTACAAACATAGTCCCTTTTATTGTCGGCTCTCTTAGAAAGTTATCATAGCCATGCTTCTCAATATAAGCCTCTACAATTCCTTGATGTTTTGTCCAGGGTTTAGTTGTATTCATTTATCCTCTATTTGTTTAAATACTTGGTAAAGTAATTCAGAAAACCTACCAATATCATCTTCACTTAAATCAATCTTTGTAGCATAACAAATTGCATGCAAACATTCATGTATAAAAGATTCCTCTATTTTATTTTTATTGACTATTTTACTAGGTTTTTCTAAAATAATTTTTAATTCATTACTGTAAATTCTGCCCCATACTTGTTCAGATCTTGCAACATCACTATCAAAAATAATATCATAATTTTGACCTGCTATCTGTATTTTTTTAGGTATTTTCATCATGACACTCCTTTAGTATTTCAATGTATCTCTCTGCACTCTTTTTGCACGTGTGATATTCCTGTATATAACTATGAGGTGCATAATTATTAAGGTTATCTATAAACTCTGTTAATTTATTTATATCTTTTGCTATTATTCCGCATCTATAATCAAAATATGGAGCAGAACTTGCACCTTGAAACTTATAAGCATGATAACTGAACTCAGGTTCATTAATAACATATATAGGACAATCCATAGCCAGCACTTCCATTAAGGCGATATTCTGAGACTCTGTACCTACAAGCCAAATAGCATACTTACTTTTAGATGCCAATTCTATTAATCTATTCTCATCATAAATACCATACTCAATAACCTTGTATGTTATTCTTTTTTTATCGAGATGGTTTTTAACTTTTTGAAGTTTTTCGACCGGTGTTTGTCTGGTAACATTCTTGTAATAGATAAAACAATCTTGGTCAGTATCCAGGCGATTACAATAAAACTGTTTAACATCAATCCCAGCAGACCATACATAAAAATTAGTTCTTCTGGTTAAATATGACTGTTTCATATAATCTACTACCCATTGTGAAGGCTGAATCCAATTCTTGTAAGCACTCCAGGCATCAGGCATTTCTTCAGGCAATATCATTATTTCAGGACCAATAACAGTTTTTTTTGGTAATGTCCTATTTTTAAACTCAGGTACACTGCCATGTATGCATCCGTTAATATCACCTAATTGATTCTCTATGTATTCCTGTCCAAGCTGATCTAATCCTTTCTTGAGATTATCCACTACCTTTTTACAACCAACTATTCTATCAGGTGTTTTGTGCCAAATCCCTATTTTCATAAATCTCCTCTTCTCTCAGCCTCTTCTAAAATTTCATTCATATTTTTTGAACTTAACTTTTTATCTTTTGTCCAATGATAGCCCATATATTTATTTATTTTATCAGGATCAAAATAAGGACATTGCATATCATTTCTATCTGTATCTTTATCCCATAAAAATTTTTTAAGAAATGGAATCCTCCCTATACTTTCTAAAATATATTCTTGGTATTTAACTCTATTTTTCATATTCTCACACCCCATTTCTCTGCAAAATAATCATGGTTATGTTTCCAATAATTATTTTTATTCGGTCCACTACCCCTGCCTTTTTTCTCCTCAGTATGGATAATATTGCACCTGTTAGCAAAGACAATCTGTTTATTTGGATATTGCTTATTCATCTGCATACAAAAGTCTGAATCCTCATAAGTAGCACCTAGATAAGCTTCATCAAAACTTACACCACATCCACGCCAGAACGCCATACAGGCAGAACCGCAAATATTAAGTTTAGTCTGATCTGTATGTATGCACTTTTGAAATTCTTCATCATTTGGTGGTTTCCCACTGTCTCCAAGTATAGCACACCATGAACCATCAGGCTTTTTAGGTCTGGCAGATACTATTGAATTAGCTACATTGAAAAAAAGAGCATCAATTAAAATATCTGCCCATCCAGGATAAAAACCAGTAATATCATCATCAAGCATTATAACTACATCACCCTCAGCATTATCAATACACCAATTTCTATTCTTAGCAGCCGATTGTTTTGTACAAGATGCTATAACTTCATAATCACAGCTCGGAGGTGTTTTATGTATATCATCCATTTGCTGCCTGACTTCTTTTTCAGTCTTGAGTGTAGGAATGCAGATACTAACAGCAATATTTTTCATAAATCTCCTTATTTCTTAACGGCTTATCCCATGGTTTATTAGGACCTGACCAATGCCAAAGTTTAACCTTATCCAAGTCATAATCATATAGCATCTGCGGATGTTTATAACCTTCAGATACATAGTTAGCCGGTACGCACCAATACTTATCAAGCTCTTTAATCTTACCGGCACATACCACATTTAAAGCAGCTTCATCAAGTACCTTATACTTCCTGGTAAACTCTGTTAGTTTCTGCCTGATATTATCTTCTCTCCATTTCTTACAGTTTATGACCATCTGGCCTGATAAGAAATTAGGCTCTCTATTACTGGGAAAATCACCTTGGATTCTTTTAAATCTAAGATCATCTATAGTCTTACAAATATAGCTGGGAACAGCAGCAACATAATTATCTTTCAAGTCAATATCCCAAAGCTCTTTAATATCTCCTGTAACTATAACATCAGCATCAAGATATATAGCTTTATCACTTTTTGTCATATCAGGAATCCACCAACGAGAAAATACAGCACTAGTATTCCTTAAATTAAACTTTACAGGTTTTAATATTGTTTGGTCAATTTCATTAAGACTAAACTTTTCTTTTGTATTGGCTCTTATTGAATTTGTAAGAGGGTCCCAGCGTCCTACATAATCATTATCTGTAGCAATAAATATCTCAATCATTTATATAATCTGCGTATGCTTTTTTAAGACCTTCCTCAAGTCCTATTTTAGGATACCATCCCAATGACCTTATCTTTGACGAATCTATACACTTGTAAGGTGAACCATCATCTTTACTTGTATCTCTTATTATTTTACCTTTATATCCTACCACTTTCATTATCATCTCAGTTAAATAATTGATTGTAACAAACTCCCCACTACCAACATTAATAGGTTCAGGATCATTATATTTATCAAGTAAGAATATAATAGCCTTACATAAATCATCTCTATGTATGTATTCCCTGGTAGGTGTACCAGTGCCAAATATTTCAATTTCCTTATCATCCCTTTTCTTAGCAACGTGTATTTTTTTCATCACAGCACTTATAGCATGGTTTTTCTCTAATGGTTCATTATTGACTTTACCATACACATTACAAGGAATTATACTAATAAAAGGATCTTCATATTGCCGGTTATAATACTCACATAATTTTACACCAAGTATCTTAGCTATTGCATAAGCTTCATTTGTCTTTTCAGGCGGTCCTGTTAAAATATCAGATTCAGTTATCAGTCCCTGTTTTACCGGATACATACAGCAACTTCCAACAAAGATTAATTTTTTAGGTTTCCAGTAATGACAAGTATTAATAATATTAATTGCCATTGAAGCATTTGCAGCCAGCATATTAGCAGGATACTTTATATTGTACTGAATACCACCGACTAATCCAGCCAAGTGTACAACATAATCAATACTATTTCTACAAAAATAATCCCATACTTTATGTTGATTTGTAATGTCAAGTTCATTTTTATCAGGTGTAAGAAGTTTATAATCTGTTATTAACTCTTTTAACCTAGAGCCTACCATACCATAAGCACCGGTAATAAGCAGTTTCATTTAAATATGCCCTCTATAGTCTTAACTTCTTCTTCTGTCATTTCAGGATGGTTAGGAAAATAAATTCCATTAGTATAGATTTGATTTGCTATAGTATTATTAAAATTAGTATGATAATGCTTATAAAAAGGTTGCTTAGTAACATCACCGCCTATTATTGGCCGTATCTCTACATTGGATTCCTTTGCTCTATTACGATATTTATTAAACGATGCTTTATTAATGCATATTACTGGAAATGCCAGGTTAGAAACTAAATCCATATCAATAGCAAGAGGTATTATTTCAGGATTATGTCTGCAAGCACTTAAAAACCTTCTAAAATTACTGTCTCTTTTTTTAATATTATCAAGTGCATATCTTAACTGAACATTACCAAGAAAGCCAGTTATTTCTGTAGGTCTGACATTAAATGATTCATAATAAAAAGTATATTTATCAAAAAACAAGTCTATATTATTTCTCTCTCTATATTCTTTTTGTAAATCTTCGCTGAGGTTCCTAGTCCAGCCATGGCAACGCACCATTAAAAGCATCTCATATAAATACTTATTATTAGTACATACCATTCCGCCTTCAATAGTACTCATCTGATGACCTACGTAAAATGAAAAAGTTGATCCTGTTGAATAGTTACCAAGCTTTTTACCCTTGTAACTACTTCCCATAGCTTCGCAGTTATCTTCTAAAAGAACAACATTATTATCTTCGCACCAACTGGCTATATTATCAATATCAGCACAGAATCCTAAAGCATTAGTTAAAAATAATGCATTGATTTTCTTATGCTGTAATTCTGAAGATGATACATTCAAGTTATAGAGGGAAACGTCTAATGGAACAGGTTCAAATCCTAACTGTAAAAGTGGCATAATATTGGTTGCCCAGGTAAGAGCAGAGAATCCTACAGGGTCTTTATCTTTAACCCATCCAAGATTTTTAATTGATTGTAATAAAGCAAGATTTGCAGAACTACCACTGTTAAAAAGTACCGCATATTTGCATTCCTGCCACTTAGCAAAGTTCTTCTCAAACTCCCTGCACTCAGATCCCATACTGAGAATTTCAGCACCTTTTATAAAATCACATAGGTAATCTTTAGTTAATAACTCTTCATAAAAAGTTGACTTTATTAGCTTAATCATAACTACCTAAGATTTCTATAAATTGCCAGTACAATTCCTCGTTTAAGAGGTACACAGCATGACGCAGGCTTTTAACATAGGTTATTTCCATTCTCTATCTAGCAAATCTAATAATTTATCTATTTTCAAAGCCTTAATATATTCTTTTAATACATTATGTAAAGCATTTCCTAATTGCTGCCATTGATAAATAAATGTTTTTTCCATAGCTTTTTTTTCTAAATACTCATTAGCTGCCCTGATTCCTTTGCTTCTATCCATATTCCCTCCTTTAACTCAATAGCTACCTACACGCTCTATGAACTCGTTGCCATAGAAACCCTATCATCTCACCCATGGTGTATTCCATGCTAACACCCCCTCGGTAGCTCTCGCCCAGTGTTGATACTGAGCAATACTCTTGCAAAAGTCAATAACCTGTTTTTATATGGAACAGGCAAACCATTCGAGGATCGGCAAAGCGAAACCTCTGTCTAGACCAAAACAGCCAGCACCAGAGTGTTTTGTAGAACAGGGGCTGGTATGGGTATGCTGACTGTTGCTGTTAAGCCTGTTTTTTACCCCATTGTAAAAATTGTTTTATTAAATATCTTATTAAAGCAGAGAAACTATTAATGCCAAGCATTTTCATAGCTTTAGTCATTGCCTGCTTTCTCTCGTCTCTATCTATAATAATATTTACTCTCTGCATTATACACTTATTATACACTCAAACATTTCCTATGTCAACCTCATTTACGAACTTATTTATTTTTTCGTGTTTTTTTAGGAAGTCTTCATACTTCTGTGCCTGACGTTCTCTTATCCTGTAACCGCCTATTTTCGTAAGGTGGCAGGCTGAGTGCAGGATTCTTAAGTTTAGAAGGCTATCTATAAACAGGGGAAACTTCTTTTTATTATGTTTGGTTTTAGAAAGCATATGGTGAAGGTCGAGGGGTTCCTGTACTGTCATGAACTGCCTGCATATAGGACAGATATATCCCTGGTGGTGAAGGAGATACTGGAGTTTTTCAGGGTAGTTATCCAT